AGCATCACGGTTCGGGAAGCTTTGATTGAATACAGCATCAGCAGTTTGACCAAACGCATACAAGAATTGCGGGAACGTGGCCACGATATTGTGTCAGAGTGGAAAAGCCACCCAGTGACAGGCCAAAGGTATACTCGATACAAGCTGCACAGCAGCGATGCGACAGCCAAGCTTGGTGGTGGTGTTAGTGCTTAAGTATATCGAAAGAGTAGGCATTGCCCTGTCGGTTCTGTTAAACGTTCTGACAGGGGGTGCCAGCAACCAAACATTCAGTGCCCGCAATTGGGCTTGGAAGAAACGCAAGCTACCCAACATGGTGTTTGTCATAGACCTAGTGCTTGGCAAAGATCACTGCTTACAGTGTTGGGTTTACTGGCAGGTAAGAAAGGACAAGTGGTGAGTGACAAACACAATAAGGGGTGGTGCTACACAGAGGATGCCATCAGAGCCACGGAGAAGGCCATAGACAGCGCCTTGTGGGATGGCTTGGATACCACCTACCTAGAGAGGGAACTGGCTGGTCTACGGCTGGCTCTGAGCCTCGGACAACAATACCAAACGGAGTGGTAAGATGATCTTGACACATTCTGACAAAATATCTTGGATTGAAACAGTATGGGATGCTTTACAGTCACACCGTGAGAACTGTATACCAGAGGGTGTGGACAATCATGATGCTGAGTGGGATGAAATCTGCACAGCCATGGCATGGATACAAGAGGAGCTAGTAGGATGATACGTGTTCTAATCTATGACAAAGACGATAAGCTTTTGTGTTGGTATTCAACACCAAACAGGAAAGAGGCAGAAGCTTTTTGTGGTGGTCTGCCTGACAGATTAACTTGGAGTATGGAATATGTCGTATAAGAATAAGCCTCTGCACTCTTATCATTACAAGATCATTCATGATGTTGATGATGCTGACTGGATGCTTGACGATGAGCTAGAAGACCAGCTAGAAGAAGACAAAGAGTTGGTGTTGGATATGCTAAAGCTGCCTGCTGGTAGCGTAAAGCCTAAAGAAGAATACTAATATCACCCTTGCCAAGGGCAAGCCCTAGGATACACTGATTCGCAGATCTGTCAAGCAGTATTTTGCTGCGTAAGGAGAAAAATGATGACGGAATACATGACAGAAATCACCAAGGATAACCGCCTTGTCACTGTGTATGGTGAGCTGTGGGATGATGGGGTTGGCTATTGGGATTCGTGGGGTGATACAGGTCAGACCTTTGAGGTCCAACATGAGCCTGAGTTTTCTATCACTGAGGCTTACGATGCGGAGACTGGTGCCAGCATACCACTAACAGAGTTGACACCTTCCGAAGTATACTGCATCATAGAAATCTTCACATCTGACTATTGGGATCATATCTTTCATGTCTAATTGGAAAAGCCACATCGCCTGCCCGTATGAAGACTGCGGATCGTCTGATGCTTTCAGCTACAATACCGAGAGCATGGCTGGTCGTTGTCATAGTTGCGAACGCATTTACCCTCGGGATCGTGCACGCAAATTCGATTGGGCAGAGACTGAATACCCCACCCAACAGAGGGACGATTGGGAAATGACAAACAACACAACACCACAGTTAAGGGCTGTCCAGCAAGAGAAACTAGATGGTGTCTTCATGACCTATCGGGATATCTCAGAGACAACCATGCGGTTCTTTAACTGCAAGACCTACCTTGATGCCTCGGGTATCCCTGTCAAGCAGGACTACGTGTATCCCTCGGGTGGCATCAAGACCAGGTTCTTCCCCAAGCAATTCCGTGCGATGAACCTGCAGTCTGATGAGCTGTTCGGTATGAACCTGTGGAATGCAGGCTCGGGTAAGATCGTCACCATCACAGAGGGTGAGCTTGATGCCATGTCTGCATACCAGATGTGCAACAGCAGTAAGTATCCCTCGGCCTTTGTCAGCCTGCCCTCGGCCACCCCATCGAAGCGCCTCTGGACCAACGTCACGGAATGGCTGCGGTCTTTTGACAAGATCATTCTGTCAATCGAACATGATGATCAGGGTAATGCTGTTGCCCAACGGATTGCCAACCTGTTTCCGAACAAGGTCTACCGTGTGCAGCATGACAAATACAAAGACGCCAATGAATTTCTGACCGAGGGTGCCAAGTCCGAGTATTACAATGCGTGGATGAATGCCCGTAAGTATACACCAGACAACATCATCAACACCTCTGACCAATTCATGAAGCTGTATGATCGTTCAGAGAATCACGTCTACGTAGAGACAGGCATCTCTGACTTCGATGACATGTGCCTCGGCCTGATGCAGGGTCACTTCACCCTGTTCAAGGCACAGACAGGTATCGGCAAGACAGAATTCATGCGTTACCTAGAGTATCGTATCCTGAAGAACTACCCTGATATCAAGATCGCAACGTGGCACATGGAAGAGACAAAGCTTCGGTCACTCTTGGGTCTGGTGTCATATGAGATAGGTGATAATGTAACACGTAAGGACTTGATCGAACAGAAACAGCTAGACGAAAAGGTAAAGGATGGTATCCGTGAGCTGACCAAGGATGAACGCCTGTTCCAATTCTTTTTGAATGATGAGGACGATCCCCTTGATCTGCTGACACACATCCGGTATCTGTCACAGGCTTGCGATGTGAACTACGTGTTCTTCGAGCCTATCCAAGACATTGCTGCCAACATGGGTGCAGAAGAAAGCAAAGAACAATTCCTTGCCGACCTTGCTGTTCGCCTGTCTAAGCTGGCTGCTGAACTTGGTGTTGGTATTATAACGATTGGCCATACGAATGACGATGGTCAGGTAAAGTATTGCCGCATGATTGAGCAACGGGCATCCGTTGTGGTAGATCTGCAGCGTAACAAGATGGCAGAAGATGCAGATGAAAGGAACACAACCAAGCTTCTTGTCACAAAGAACCGTCCGGTTGGTCCTACAGGGTATGCTGGTCAACTAAAATTCAACACAGAAACTTTTACCTTGGAGGAAAAGTATGCTTTCATTTGATTGGATGGCCTTCACTGCCGCCACCATTTACTTCTTGGGTATCTACCTACACTACATACACATCCTTACGATCTTCCACCTGCTAGATCGCTACGAGGAACTGAGCTTTAAGAGAACAATACTACACAGCCTTGTCTGGCCTTGGACTGTTCTTATGTTCCTGTGGGCTGGGCTGTTTGGGGATGATGAGGAAGACGAATGACAACTGTCGCAATGGATATCGAAACGGATGACCTGAATGCCACCCGCATATGGGTCATCTGCACCGAGGATGTAGACACTGGTGACAAACAAGAGTTTACCAATGTTGACTCGGACCAACAACAGAAGGAACGGTTCATTGAGTATGTCAAAGGCATTGACAATTTTGTTTTTCATAACGGTCTTGGGTTCGATGTTGCGGTTATCAACCGTCTTGTCCAGCCCGACCTGATCAACCCTCATTCTGTCATAGATACCTTGGTTGTGTCACGCCTAGTGGACTACACATTGGATGGCAAAGGACATAGCCTTGATGCTTGGGGACGTAGGCTTGGTGACCACAAGATCGGGTTCAAGGATTTCTCTGCACTCACCCAAGAGATGATTGTCTATTGCCATCAGGACGTTACGGTTACCGTTAAGCTTTACCGTAGGTTGAAGGCAGTAATCACTGACCCTGAGTGGCAAGATGCACTGCGGTGTGAGCATGACATTCAGATCCTGTGTGAAGAGATGACAGCCAATGGTTTCTACTTTGATCACCAGAAAGCTGCAGAACTTCTGACCGAGATCAAGGATCGCATGGCACAGCTAGAAGCTGGCTTCCAAGAGGACTTCCCACCGAAGCTGGAAGAGGTGCATCGTGTTATTTACCGCAAGAAAAAGGATGGTAGTGATTTCTCTACGGTCACCAAGGCAAGGGACAAATACTATCAGACAAAGGTTGACTGGTCTGTTCAACCACCTGAGCTAGTGTGCTATGACTGGGTAGAATTCAATCCTGGCTCACCCAAGCAGCGTATCGAACGCATGTGGGAAGCAGGCTGGGAGCCATACGAAAAGACGAAAGGACACATCGAGTATGAAAGAGAACAATCAAGAGGATCGTGGCGTTAAGTTTGCCCGCTATGGCTGGACCATGAGTGAGGCTAACCTTAACACCCTTCCCGATAGTGCACCTGCTGGTGCCAAACGTCTGGCCGAGTGGCTGACCATCGAAGGACGTAGGTCTAGCCTCGAAGAATGGCTTGGTCATGTTGGTGCTGACAGCCGTATCCATGGCAGGTTCACACACATCGGTGCATGGACAGGACGTATGGCACACTCTGCCCCTAACCAAGCGAACATTCCATCGGCCTTCCACGGCACACCTAAGACTGCTGTCGAAGAGGTTAAGGCTCGGTATGACGGAGACTTTCGTGCCCTATGGTGCACACCCGAGGGTAGCTGGCTGGTAGGCACTGACGCAGAAGGCATCCAGCTACGTGTGCTGGCCCACCTGATGCAGTCCGAAGAGTATGTCCACGCTATTGTGTCAGGAAAGAAAGAAGACGAAACGGATATCCATAACCTGAACCGCAAGGCACTCGGTATGTCACACATCACAAGAGACATGGCTAAGACTTTCATCTATGCATTCCTTCTTGGTGCTGGTAATGCAAAGATTGCACAGATACTCAAGGTGAATACTCGTGAGGCAGGGCAAGCTGTTGACAACTTCATGGAGTCCATCCAAGGTTTGTCAGAGCTAAAGAAGAAGATCATCCCTTATGTTGCCAAACGTGGTTGGTTCCGTGGTCTTGATGGACGTAAGGTCAAGGTTCCCTCTGAGCACAAGACACTGGCAGGTATGCTGCAGAACGGTGAGTCTGTCATCATGAAACATGCAGCCCTGCAGTGGACAC